AAGTAAAGCTAGACCTAGCCAAAGAAGAACTAGACAAGCAAGTCCATGATAAGCAATTAGTGAGAGTTTTAAAGTGTTCACAACTCCACGCTTCTGGCTATATGATTAATCCTAAATCAGAATTTGCTTATATCTGTAGTGATGTAATAAATATTAGAGCTTATGTAAAGGCTAACTCTGAAAAATTTAAAGGCGACTGACGTTCTGTAGAGGAGTTACGAATTAAACAAGTTCCCACTTGTGTTCGTTTCATAAATCCGTTGACCACTGCAAGGGCATTGACGGATTCTTGAGTTCATCTTAAGGAGTCAACTAAAAACCTAAGAGAGATCAAGCAGGTCTGGTCGCCTGAATTTTAGTATATCTTATTTCTTTTGATCTGCAATCTCTTTTTTAAGTACCTTCTTAAATATTTTTGTCATTATTTTCTTTAGTTGATTAATAATGCTTTGTAAAACTATCGAACCTGTAACGGCAGCAGTAGCACTAACACCAGATGCTATGACACTTGATGCAATTACTTCTGGCGAAGGCACTGGAAATTCATAGTTTATAAATGGTATATTGAATGTAGCTACAGGTTCTTCAGTTGATAAAAGCTCTTTGGTGTTTGGCAGGTTTGTCGGTATTGTCTCTGGTTTTACTTCTAACCCTCCCTCCTTTGAAGATGTTGTTTCTTCTTCAGCAGAAGATTCCTGACCTCCCAAACCCGACTCTACCTGTTCCAGACTTGGAAGAAGTAAAGGGTCTAGATATGGAACGTCTGCCACAGGTGGATAAAAAATTGTTTTAGGCGGTACTAAATTTTCTGGTATATCAATCTGTGGATAATCCAATTAATCCCAGTTGACTATTTTTTTCGCTGCTGCTTGTTCTTCTGCGGTCATTTCGGTAAGAGTGACAGAAGCATTAACCCAGTTATTAGGGTCAAAGTTTGCTTCCGCTACAACTATTCCATACTTTAGTTCTGTTGTATCGTTTTTAAATGGGTCAAGTAGCTTTAGCCAGTGCTTATCTTTAGCCTTATCAGCTACTTTTTCCATCATACCCACTCCGTTAGAAGCAGTTTTGCCTGTTAGTTCGTGCTTATACCACTTAGTATAAAGTGATTTGACTTCAGGAAAAGTTTTAAATTCGTCCATAAGTTTATCCGTTTGTATCTAGTGTACTCCAACTTGGGAATCCGCAATCATATCCACTGCTATTGTAGTCTGATTGCTGATACCAAGAATTATCTCCACCTGTATATACATCTCCAAACCTACTTAACCAGAACCAACCATTTTCTGTACCATATCCAAGATGACAGAATCCATTTTCCATACATTGTGCGGGTTGGTCAGGCCAGTGAATGAAATAAGGAACCCAGTGATTTTGATATATTAAATAATGCTGTCCATCATTTTCATTTGATCTACTTGGTGTGTAGTTCCAATAACCTGCAAAGAATAATGAACCGAACTCGTCCATTAGAACAACAGAGTTATATGTATTCTCAGGTGTACCTCTAGGAATAATCTCAATTATTTTACCTATCTTCATTTTCTTTTCATTACTACCGCCATCTTGGAAACTAGACCAGTTACCTATAGCTTCATTTGGTCTGCTGTTATCTCCACCATCTTCAAAGTCTCCAAAGTCAGAGAACAATATTTCTCCACCAAACCAACCGCCTAAACTAGCAGAGTTAGTGTGGCTATTAGGAGAGTTATTAGTTCCTTGTACACCATAGTAATTAGATGCAGTGGAGTATATTTTTTGTTCCATACCAGTAGAACCACCATCTGTTATAAACCATAAAGTTGAATATCTGACATTAGTACAAACCATATAAATAACTTTCTGGTCATCACTATTCCATAGAGTACTTGAGTTAGTAAGTATTCTAGGCATACCATTAGTTCCCGAACCTGCTGAATCATATACACCTGTTTGCTGTCCGTAATCTCTAAAGTAACCTGCGTAATAAACCTTACCTTCGTCTGTTAACCACCATGTTCTACCTTCTGCGTCTCCATCTTGGTTCATTATTATGTGAATTATTTTCTTGCCATTTAGAGGAGAACCGCTAACTGCTGTTACTTCAGCAAACTCATTTCTACTAGATGTGTTATTTAATCCTAGCTGACCTTGATCTCCATAACCTGTTGCCCAACACTTACCTGATTCAGTAATAACCATAACGTGTGTATATCTATAGCCACTACAAGTTACATACAATATTTTCTCATTATTAAATACACTAGCGGGTACTCTCTTTGCGTAGTAATTTCCGTTATTAGTTCCATCTCCTAACTGTCCATATCCGTTGTAACCCCAACTGTATAAATTTCCATCTATATCTACTGCGTAAGCTGAACCATAATCATTACTATTAGTGTCCATAACATGAGCATGAGAAGTAACAATTTGTTTAATCTTTGGAAAGTTTGTACCTTTTAACTCTGACGTACTTTCGTCATACCACTTCATAGGTGCTTGCACTTCGTTTCTATCTCTAGTTCCTCCATCTCCCATTAATCCATATCCGTTATATCCACTAAACCAGACCATACCATTTTCACATAAATGATACTTGATAGCTCTATTACCATGAACTGATAAAACTTTAGGGAACCTATGAACTATGTTTCCGTTATCATCTAACATATCGCAACTATTGCCAAGCAAATCTGTAAGAAGATGGGCATAGTCAGGATTACCTGCTAGTGCCTGTCTTAGCTTGTAGCCTTGTACTTTACTTCCTTTGTTTGGGTGCCATCTACTACCATTAGTTGCGTTTTGTCCATCTAGTCCAATACCTCCACCATATACATAATCGTTACCATCATGATAGAAGTTACCCCATAAATGAGTTTCTCTCTTTCCTATATATCCACCTTGCCTATAGAATCCAGAGTTACAACCATACACATACCCTCGACCTACCTTCTTCAAATAATCAGGTAAAGCTTTTATTGATTCTGTATATGTATTACCTGCTTGATTAGGGAAGTTATTAAATTGGAGTATTCCTGCTGTGTTTTGTTGATAGTTTTCTTTTACAGAACTAAGAACACTCTTTTCACTAAAATCTCCACCTCCATAAGCAGGAACAAAAGCTCTATCTTTAATACTGAAAGTTAAAGAATCTCCACCTCCGTTTTGATCTTCTAAACTTAATGTTTGTGGTGCATCATCAGGAACAGTAAAACTTATAGTTCCTCCATTAGTAATAGAGGTTGGGCTAACACCTTTTTCATAACGACCACCTGTAAGAGTCGGGTTATAGTTTGAGTCAGCAGTATCTTTTATTGAGTAAGTTCTTTGGTTTGCAGGAAATGTAAATGAATAAGTTTTTCCTTTTGAAAGTTTGACAGCAGTAGTTTGTAGTGGCGATCTGTAAATCTTAGGGAATTGCTGTCCTCTAGTAAAGTTAGTAGCAAAAATACCATCACTCATACTTGAGTGAACAGAACAGAAATACCTTAAAACATATTGAGAAGCAGGTGTAGGAACCCATGTTACTGTTGCTCCTGCCTGACCTGCTGTTCCTGATCTTGTTATACCCATCTCAGCTTCACTAGCAACTTCTGGATAAGAACTACCTGTCCAGTGTCTAAAAGCTAAAACATGACCTGTATTACTAGCGTCACTAACATCAAAGATATATTGTGACCCAATCTTTATATCTAGTGTAGGTCTTTCAACAGTTCCAGAAAGACTACCTCCACTCATGTGAAACTGATTTGCATTATTAGCACCTGTTGCAACTGTAACTGTATAAGTAATTGATTCATAAGTTTCTCTTTCATCTCCTAGTAGCCATCTGTTCATACCAGAACCAAGGGCATCTCCATTACCAGTAAAAGGAGCATAGTCAAAGTTCTTATCGTTTGGTATATCTTGGTCTGGTTTTTCTATTACTGTTATAGATTGTCCTTTTTTACCTATTGGCAATCTTACATTTGCTACTCCGTCATTCTCTCTCATTAACAAGTCGCCACTTGTTGTTAAGACATCAGCAGGGTTGGCAGGAATAAACACTGTCCAAAGACTTGTGTAACCTGCTGCTGTAGGACTATAAGTATTTACGAGATTATTTCCAGTACCTATAAATAAATATTTTGCATTTTGCCAATCAACTAAATCTCCTTTGTAATAAGTAGTTCCACCTTGCCAAGCTCCTCTATAATTAATACCCAGTGTCATCAAATCACAAACACTGCCAAGATGTGTATTTTGAGGTGGTGTTCCTGAGTTTGCGTTTACATCTGACCTATAAACATAAGTTGAACTTTCGTAATAAACTACGTCATCTTTTTTGTAGGCAGTGCTATTGTTCCACTCCCCCATGAAGTTAAACTTAAGTTTGCCTAAATCAATTTGTGCCATAATTAAATGTCAAGAATAAGGTTGCCAGTGGGTTGGAAACTAATAGCAGGAATACCATTTGAGTTTAGTATATCTTCTCCCAAGAAGAAAGCATGACTTGCCCCATTTTGGTAATAATCTTCTGTTTTGTAAACCTTTTGTGGGGATAATTGATCTCCTGCGGTGCTATATTCCATTACTAACATTCCATCATCTTCACGTTTAAAACCTAAAAATACTGAAACTCTAGCTAAATTTTGAGCAATACCTTTTGCAACATTAGCTTCATCTCTATAACCTTTCGCTTCATTTGCAAAGCCTTGTGCGTCATCTGCGGAGTCAGATGCTTCTTGTGCTTTGGTAGTTGATGTAGTAACAGCAGATTGAGCATTTCCAATACCTGCGTCTAGTTGCCCTTTTGTAACAGCGTCATTTGCATTTGTTCCATCTCCTAAGTTTGTTATTTTATTACCGCCTGAATTGACTTCTCCTGTTAAAGGTAACGAGCCATCTCTCTTTAAAAATAAATCTGTGTATGCTTTGTTTGCAACATCTGTGTCACTGACAGGGCTTTCTACACCACCTATTCTTTTTCCATTAGCTGTTAGATGTTCTCCGTCTGGTACAATTCCTGCTGCTGCGTCATCTGCATTTTCTTGCTGTGCAAATAATACTTGTCTTAATCCTGTATCAAGATCAAGCTCTGTAAGAACTGAACCATCTTGAAAGTCAACAACTGGCAAACTAATATCAGTATTTCTTTGAAACTTAATCGCAACACCATTTGCAGGAGCAGTGACAAAAGTTAGTTGTTGACCTGTAATCGTATAGTCAGTATCAATAGTTTTGACTACTTCATCTAGTGTTACAGTTATTCCTAGAATGGATATGTATGAAAAGCTAATAGCAAAATTAACTTCAGTTCCGTTTCCTGTGTGATTAGTAAACGTGTTGGTGTTGTTGACAGCCATAATTAGCCAAGTAAGTTAAGAGAAGCAAAGTCTTCTAATATATCAATTCTACTATCCGATACAAGTGTGTCATATAATTTACTATTTTTTCTTCTTCTATTATTAAAATCATTATATTTTTCTGGACTCATTTTTCTAAAGTTATTTTCTATCCAAAACTTTTTAGCATCTCTTTTATATTCTTCATGAATTTCTGCCATAGCATCTCCGACTTCTTCTCTTGCCATATAAATTAATTGTACTCTTGTAGCTTTATCAAAATCGTCTTTACTTAAATCACTAACTTGAAAAAGTCTTGCATATTTTTTTCTTAACTTTGGACTTAAATTATCCCATCTTAAATCGTCTGGTTTCATTCTCATTCTATTAATTACTTCTTGATTATTATTTATCCAATCTTGCATAGTTTGATACATAGTTTTTTGTAAAGAACCCTTTGTATAAGTGGCTGTTGAAAAAACTAAATCTTTATATTCTGTGTCATCTGTAAATAAAGCTTTAGGGTTAGTTGAACTTTTAGGGTAAATTGTCATATCAGGTCTTGCAAATTCTCTGCCAGTTTCCATTAATATTGTCATTACAGGGTCATTTACTGAAACTGTTTCTGTTGCGTGACCATCAAAAAAGATATTCATTTCATCTTTTCCAAAGCCTGTTGGTTTAATAGTATATTTACCAGTTATATGATTTTGATAAGGTATTGCGTTTGCATCTCCAAAAGGGGTTGTTCCTGCTGCTTCGTTTAAAACTCTTTGTGCAAATACTAAAGGGTTTATATCTCCTTCATATTGACCTTTAGCGACACGCTTATTCATAGCAATATCGCCATACTCTCCATAACTATTCTTTGCATTTTTAACAAACTTCATAGCTCCTGAAAAAGGAATGGTTGTTTGTGCAACTCTTCTTGCTAAGAAAGCATTTAACTGATAAGGTCGTTCTACTAATTGGAATAATTCAGCAATACCATCTAAGAAAGTTTTATCTATAGTTGAGTCATATACAGCAGCTTGAATCACTTGTTGTATAGCTTCTTTCTGTAATAATGCTTCTTCTCCCATATAGCCTGTAATTCTTGTAAAGTCAGCAGCTACAGAAAGAAAACTTGCATAAGGTTCTAATCTTTTATAGCTCCAATATTTATATTTAATTTTTCCATCTGCTCCTCTTACATACTTAACTTGGTCGTTTTCTCCTTTAACAACTTCATAAGCTTCTCCTTTTCTGCCATATTTTTTTATGTCTTCTTCTGTTGCAAGTAATCTAATTGAATATGGTTGAAAGCCTTGGTTAATCAGTAATTCTCTTTTTGCCAAACTCTTAGGCAAACCTCCTGTAATTGCTACAGGAGCTTCAGGGTCATTTGCTTGGTGAGATAAATATATTGAACCTGCAAAAACTGACGAGCCTATTCTAGTTCTTCCTCTAGCTAAAGCTCTAACACCTGCGTCTTTAGAAGTCAGGTCTGCATAATGTTGATCTAGCCAACTTGCTTTTCTTAAAACATTTTTACTAGCCCACGACATACCTGTAAGTTTTCCTACTCTTGTGTCTTGCATTTCAACAAGTAGAGCAAGTGGACTTGCGTTAAAGGCTTGTTTTGTGATGTTTATAGGAGTTCTAATAAAAGGAACTATTTGTCTTGCTAAAGGATATTCGTTGACTAAATTAGTAAATGCTTCAGAAAAAGAACCCTCTTTTAAATCTTCTGTAAATGTTGCTTCTGCTGCATATTTTCTGGCTCTATCTAATAACTCTAAATTTCTTTTTGATAATTTTCCTTCTACTGATTCTCTATTAATTACGTCCATAATACTATTGAATTGATTATTAACGTATTCGTTATATTTAGTACGATTAGCAAATTTGCGTGTACCTCTCTCCATAGCTCTATGTGTTCTTTCCCAAATCTCAGCCCTAACAAATGCTCTAAAATTTAACTGCTTAAATACTTCATCTTCTGCCATAAGAAATCTGCTAGGTATTCCGTATCCGTTCATAAAGGCTCTACCTAAAGCTCCTCTTGTACCTGTCCACCCTTCCATCATTAACTGCTGTGCAGATTGACCATCTAATAATGTTGCACTTGCATCAACAATATTTCTATTTGCTCTGAAAGCAACTACACCCATCTTCAAAGATTCAAAAGAAGTTGACATCAAGTACTGTAATTCTTTTAAAGCTCTTATTCTTTCTTCTTTTCTTTCAGCACCTACAAATTTTGCAGTAGGTCGCATAAATGTATTTAGACCAGTAGAAAGAATATTAACTTGATGTGTAATTGGGCTTGAAAGAATTGAATTAATAAATAAATGATTACTTATTTTTATAACTCCGTTACCTTTTTGTGCAGCCATAATTGCTTTTAAAGCTTTTGGATTTGTAGCTGCTATGTTAAGTCTTCTAATTGTTTGCTGTAACGCTTTTGTATCTCCGCTATCTGCCAACTTTATAATATCTTCAATATCAAATTCTCCTAGAGGGTCAGTAGGGTCAAGCATATCTTCTGCATTTTTTATTCTTGCTTTTTTTTGTATGTTCTCTGCTATGATTTCATCTTCTCTAAGGTTTTTTAAATTACTTAATCCTTTTTTTGTAAGCTTTCCTGAAGTTACGTTTGATAAGCTTAAAGCTCTTGATACAGGAGCAATAGTTTGTCGCTTAATACCTAAGACAGAATCAAAAAATTTTAAAGTAAAAGCAAAATCTTTTTTTAATCTGTCATAGTGAACTGTATCCATCTTTCCTGCTCTTTTTAGATTTATTTGATCGTCCATTTTTGCAGTTAAGTCTTGTAAGACTATTGCAGTTTCATTAACAATATCGTTCAATGCAATAATAGAAGCTTCTAAATCAAAGTCTCCACCTTTACCATATTGATCTATAAAATCAGTTAATACATTTATAGTATCTAAAGGTAATTGAGTTCTTGCCTTTGCTTGCATAGCCTTCCATGTTCTACTATTAGGCTTTACTGAAGCTTTTAAAGCTGCACCTCTAGCCATAATAAAATCAACTATTGCTTCTTTATTTGCAAAATTCTTGCCATTTTTACCTATAAAATATCTAGATAAATCTCTAGCATTTAGAGTTCTTGTTATCTTTTTACCTCTTAAAGGAACTGCACTTAAAGACTCTCCATCTCCACCCATATAATATTTCTGTAATAATGGGTGTTCTTTTATATTTTTCATATATAAATTAAGATTCTCCATCAAATTTTGTTGTTGGGAATTGTAAACTTGTTCTTCTATATCCGCACCGCTTCTATGAATAATTGCTTTTAGATTTGCCTTTAATCTATTTAGTTCTTCTCCTCCTTTATTTCTTAAGTTGTAAATTTGATTCATAAAGAAATCGACCATTTCATTACCTACTTTCCCTGCACTATCTTTTGTAATATCTCTAATTCCAAAAATTACCTTGGCTGTTGCTTTATCTATACCTGTCTTCTTGGCAAGTTTATTTATTTCTTTTACTCCTAGTCCTGTAGCTCTCATACTAACAGGTAACAAAATTTCTCCTGTAATAAAATCATTTGCTACAGAATATAGCCTTGCTTTTAATCTTTCTTCAGCAGGTTTTAAATTTCCAAATTCATCTGCTTCTGTTGCATTACCAAGCACATCTCTAATCAATGGTGCTATGTCAGTTCTCTCTGATAACCAACCTAATAATTTATCTTCATAAGGGTCAACAGCAACAGCCCCTACTCCAACCCCTGTTAAACCACCTCTAAATTTTTTAACTCCAACATTTTTTAAAAGTGCATTAGTTTTAAAAGCAGGTAATATGTATTGTGCTAATCCTTTTGAGATTCCATACACTGTATCGTTTCTATCTGCTTCTGTTTCTTCAAATCCTCCTATAATTTGACTAAATTTACGTCTTTCACTTACAGGCTTACTTAGAGGTATTAGTTCAAAATCAACAGGTCTTGATGAATCGTAAATATCTCCAAGAAGATAATCGACTATATCATCTCCTAACTTATATATATTATTTATGTTTTCAATATTTCCATTAACTATTCCATTTCTTATTTTTGTTGTAATAGTTTTATGTTTTCCATCTAAAAACTTTTGAAATTCTGCTTTGTCAAAATTATCTCCTTGTTCTGCTTTATATTCTTGTATTTCTTTATCTAAACCTTTTTGTAATCCATCAAGATATTTCTGTTCTTCTGTAAGTAAGTCAGTATCAGAAACACCAAAAATATTTGTTGCTTCTTCTTTAACTTTTTGGTCTTGGACTATTTCTGCATTTGTTGTTTCTGTTAATTCTTTTTGATTTGGTACTGGTTTGGGCTGTAGTTTTGGAGCAGTTTCTTCTTTAATCTGTTCTTTAGTTTCTTCTACAGCTTTTACACCTTCAGCAGCATTAAGCTCTGTCTGCATTGTGTTGTTTTCATTCATAGAACTTGTCATCTTTTAAAATAATGCAGGGTTTCTTTTAGCGTCTTTTAGGATATTAAGAACTTTTTGTTTGTAGTCCTTATCCGTAGCATACATATCATCAGGTCGGCTAAGAATTAAATCTAAAGCTTCTTCTGGTGTATCTACACTTACAATACCTTTTCTATCTGAGAATGGGTCATTCCACTCTTTTTTGTATTGTATAAATTGATCTCTTATATCTTCAAAATCTACAAAGTCTTCTTTAGTTTTCTCTAAACCTTTTCCAAAATCTTGCTCAGTATCAAGTAAAGATGATTCTCCTCTTTCAATCTGTACTCTGTTTGCTTCAAATCCTAAGTAATTATTTTTTCCTGAAGGAGATGCACCATTTGAGGTTTCGTGCATAGCCTGTGCTGCTGTTAATTCAGGAAACTTATGTCCGTATTTTTTAGCTAAATTATAGAAAATTACGAAATTGTGTTCTTGCCTTCTTGCTCCGTTAGGTTCATCTTTTTCATCTTTAATACCTATATCTTTTGCTGATAATACTTTGTCTTCATCTTCAATAAGTTTTAAAACTTCAGGATTCATTACTGGCTTTTGAAATTCTCCTGCTTGTGCTGATTGAGTACCAGTTATGGCATTAATAAAATTATTAGCAATATTTCCTAAGTTGTTTTGGTCAAGACCACTCTTTCTAATTTCTTTAGGGTCAATAACACCTTCCATGTCATTTATGTTTTTTATGCCTTCTTCCTTTTCCTTAGTATTACTAGGTTTCTCATTTTGAGTCTTACCTGAAACTTGTGAATTATCATCATTTTCAGAACTTCCCCCTACTGTTCCATCATCTACTTGACCACTCTGTCCTTGTCCATCATCTACTTGACCACTTAAACCTTCTATTATTTTTCCGTCACTATCTTTAGTAGTGTTTTTTCTATATTCTGTCAGCCTTTCATTAGATAAAGCTCCTTTCTCAACTAATCCGTATTGTTTGATTTGTGCATCAGTAACCCTTACAAATCTAAAAAACTGTCTAATACTATCTTTCTGAGTCGTATCAAAGTTACCTTCAGCATCATTAAAAGAAGCAATAATTCCATCAGGACTTATTGGCTCTCCATAAGAAAACTGTTCAGCCACATCTTCTAAGGTTGGTCTTTCTTGTACTCCATTTATAAATGGTGCTTCTACTTTTAAAGTCTGTGCAGTAAAAATTAAAGACCTAGCTCTTATTCTGTTATCCTCTAAAATATCTTGATTAAATTGATAAATAGTACGATTCTGGTCAAAAGTCTGATTGCCTTCTAATTCTGAAACATCTCTAATTGCTCGGATTTTGTTAATAGATTGTTCTTGTACTTGATCTACAAAGCTTTTAAATTCATCTTCATTTGGTGTTCTAAGTATTGGCTTACCTTCTTCATCAACCTGTCCTGTATCAATAGAAGGAGTTTTCCAATACTGTAAATATCTATTTGGTATTGAAAACTGTATGTCTTCTATTTGATCTTGCATATTAGGAGTAATATTTTTTTTGTTTTGGTAAATTTTATTTAGCTGTGATACTGTGTCTCCTGCTGCTTTTATTGCAACTTGATTTGCGTTTTTTACATCATCTTTTAAAGCATTAATCATATTTTCTCTAAATTCTAAATCAGCAGGTGTTTTCAAACTTTTATTCCATATATCATTTATAATTGCTAAACCATATTTTTTATCTCTTATCTCTCCAAAAGTAATTTTTTGCTGATAATAAATTTGACGTTCTTTATTATTTTGAGATAAAACATATTGATTATCTTTAACCCAAGTAGCAACTTTTTTATCAGTAGCAATAAGCTCGTTTATTCTTTCTTGATTTGCTTCTCTTTTCTCTTCAGACATATTCCCATCATCTTCTAATATAATTTTTTCAGCTTCTTCTATATCTAACTTAGGTTGAATTTTGTCTTGAAAATCATAATGTCTGCTTTCTAAAGTGTCTATTGTTTTTAAAGTTGTATTTAATTTATCTAAAAAGTTTTTTGAATTTTTTAAAGAGTTACGAGGATTTTCTGCAACTACTGTTTTTTCTTTACCATCAGCACCTATTATCTTTTTTGTACCTAGTGAATAACTTGGAAATAAACTAGCAAATTCTTTTATAAAATTTCTTGCATCTTCAAACCTAGCTTCTCCTGCACTTTTTTGACTAGCTATAGCAATAGCTCTATCCATTAAATAGTCTGTATGAACTCCCATTTCTTTAGTAAAGTCTTTACCGACATAGTATTTTCTTAATTCATCTGTCCATAGCTTTAATTCATTTTTTATATATTCTCTACCTTTACCTTCGTCTTGTAATAAAAACTCGCTGACTATTGTTTCTAGACCTATCCTATTAAGTTTTTCAAAATTATCTAATTTTAAATCTGTTCTTAATTTTGTATGTTCTTCTTGAAAAGTATTAATACCATTTTCTAATTCAGGTAAGAAGTATTTTTTGACATAATATTCAGGCATATCAAGTTGTTCAACTCTTGCATTTCTTTTTCCTGCTATATATCCCTGAACTTGTGGACTACTAAAAGGAAAAGCAGCCATTGATTTTAGTTTGTTATCTTGAGGGTCAACCATTTGAACTCTTTTAATATCTTCTACCCACTCTTTACTTAGACCTTTTGCTAACGATTTTGATTTACCAGAATAAAAAGCGTGTTTAAACCAAGGGTTATTTGCTCTTAACATTCTTGATTCTTCTTCATTACCTGCTTTTGTTAAAGCAGCCAGTTTATTAGCTATCTGTCCTGTAGTTTCCTCTAACTCAGTTTCTTTTGGATATAGGAGTTCTGCTTGTGCCATATAATTACTTCCTGCTCGCTGTCCTTTTTGAAATCCCTCTACTGTTTCATCTCGTTTTATTTCTTTTATTTTGTTAACTATTACTTTTTGCAGATTAGGTTCTATAGTCGCTAAAGCTTGTGCAACTTGAGCAACAGGACTATTTAAGTTAACAGCACCAATAGTACTTTGATTAACGAAGGGGTCTGTCCTTTGTACTTTTGATCTATAAACCATAATTAAACTGTCTTAGTTTTACCAATAGAATTGATAGCTGCTTCATGTGGAGCAATAGCTGTGAAAGCCCCTAATCCTGTTGATGCTACATTAGCAATAACCGATAGAGGAGATTGATACATTTGCTGTGCTTGCATATATCCTCTATTAGCAATATCTGTAGCTTGATTTCTACGACTATCTCTATTTGCGACTATTTGTTCTACATCTCTAAAGTATTGTTCTTCAGCAGATTCTAATTCTTGTGTCAAAACTTCTTTCATTCTTGCAGAATTTCTTTCAGCTTCTATTGTCAGCAGCGTAGCTAATCTACCTGACCTCCCTTCTGTTGCATAAATCTTGCCAACTGCTCTTTTTCTTTCTATATCTTTTTCTAATTTTGCTTGTGCAGTAGCTTTTCTGTCATCTGAAAGTTTAGCGTTTGTCGCTTCTTGCTGTCTTATCATAGCGTTATCAGCAGATATGGCTGTAGCTTCAGCAGCTTGATATGCGTAAGATGCTGTCTGTCTTGCCTGTTGATTCTTGGCTGCTGCTCCCATTACTCCTGTTACTGCACTTAAGGCCAAGGAAGCATTGAACAGATTACCTGCCAATCCAGTTAATCCTAAAGCTCCTGCTACAAAACACATTAGGCTATCCTCATGAATTGATAAAAAGGTTTTTTATGTACACCATATTCTTCATGATACTCGATAAACTTAAATCCTAAACTTTCTAACCACTTCATAGCTGCTACGTTTTCTGCATATACAACATTATATAGAATTGTATATGATTTCATTAACTGATCAACCCATATTCTACCTTTTCTAATTAATTGTATTCTGTATTTTTTATTATCAAATAGCTCTTCAGTAGAAACCATATAGATACAGCCATTAGCAGTTACACCACAAATACCAATAGGGTTATCTTCGTCTCCACAGATCGCCATAACTTCTTTACTAGCTAAGTATGAAACTTTTAGTGCGGTTTCAGGGTCTTGATCTGCTTGATAGAGAGCTTCTAGTTTATCCATCTCTCTCATATTGTCGCTTACATAATGCAAGTCTTTAAGGGTACATTTTCTTAAATGCCCCATACTACATTCGCCTACTTCTCATATTGAACATAGCTTCAAATTCTGCACTGGCTAACAATGTAGGAAGGAAAGTATTATTCTTTACATCTATATCTACTCTGTCTGCTCTACTCATTATCGGAACTCTAAATGTACCTGTAGCTAAATTAATTTGACCAATAGCAGAAGAAGCAGCACCCAGTAAACGACCACTAAATTTATGTACACTTGTGTCTCTATACTCAGGTGTTACTTCTACTTTAAAAAATCCTGTCTCTTCAAACTTAATATAAAAATGGTGTAGTTGTAATCTTGAACTAATAATTTCAGCAGAACTCTGTGTTGGCGATTCAGTAATTCTTTGTTTACTAAACCTGTAGTGCATTTCAAAAGGTTCTCCAATAATTACTTTTGCATTTCTATAGTCTCCGTTTGCTTCTATAGTTGACGTTGTTCCATCTGTTTGGTTTGTGGTTTTTATTATTGTTCCTGCTTTTAATGTTTGAGTAGTTCCGTTAAGATCAACAAACGTACTGGTTTCATTTGATGCTATATATCTTCCTACTACATTCATCTCTCCTCTTAGTCTATAAGGAACAGTAAATATAGTTTTCTTAGTTGTTGTGTTAAATGTAACTGTGACATTGTTACTAGCTTCAGTAACTTTATGATCTAAATGATATTCAAACGTAGCGTTATCTTCTTTGTAATCAGATTCAAAAGGTAGTTTTTCTAGGGTTACATGAGTATCTTCTTCTATGACTAGAAATAAATCAGTACCTATAAAATCTACATTCTTTATTCTTCTGTTTGGATTAATAGTAAAAGTAAACCAACTGTTTAAAACTTTCTGTCCTTGTGTTCCAAATAACCATCTATTAATAAATAATTTGTTTGGGTTATCAGTTCCTAAACAAACTAAAATATCTTGGTTATTAGATACAGCAAGTTTAAATATTCCGCTTGGTATCAACCTTGGTACATGAATAGTTATGTTACTAGCATCTTTTAAGGTTACATCTGTTTGAGTTATATATTCTCTGATACCTGCAAAGTCTCCTTTCTTTGTAAGAAAATAAATAGAAGAACCAGAACCTACAGGCGGTGCATCATCTGAAGACTCAAACTCAGTTGCTACAAGTACGTTAGCTGTTAATGGTGTTAAGTTGTCTGCTGAACTAGATAGTATAAACTGCGTTTGTTCTGAGAATAGAATCAACTGCTCTCCCATAGTTACAGCGTGTTTTAAGATAGCAACTTTTGTGTGTGAAGCTGCAACGTCTATAGGGTGGGAGTCAACAATAGTTAGAACAGTATCAGGAAAAAAATTAAAGAAGTCTGACACGTTAGACAGAATCACGTTGTCATCTGCTAGAAAGCCTAATCTGTTTCTAAAGAAAAATACGTTGCTTATATTACGACCAATAAACGAGGGGTCAGGTGCAGATATTTCATCTCCTGAAGTGCGTTCTCCCCAAACAGGTAAAGTGTAATCCGTTCCATTTAAAGTATAAGTATCTCCATCTACTCTTGCAAATCTAAAATTACCATCAGCCTGTCTAATTAGAACGTGGGGCATAGTTGAGTAATCAAATTTAAAAGGTATTCCTGCTTGTACTGTCTCTTCCCATTGTCCTTCTTCAAAGGTTCCTCCATTATTAGTGACAAACTTCACATAGTAATTATCAAAATTTGTATTGTCATCTCCTTTTACTTCGACAACGTAACCATCAGGAGAAACAGTAGGTAAGTCTGTAAACCTTTGCACTGAGTCTTTTACAATAGATAGCTGTGTATTACCTTGAGTGTCACTTCCATCTATAGAAAAATTACTTCCATCTGTTTTTCTAACATATATAACACTTCCGTTTCTTGTTACATCAAATCCAGTAAGACCACTTGCTAATCCGTTAGCTAAGTCATTAGCAACTCCTGAAGTACTAAGAGTCGAGTCATTAGTAGTGTCATCTGTGACAGTTACCCCATCTACTGTGACAGTATAGATAGTATTATTTGAGACTTGCTCTACAAATATAATTGCTTTTGTTCCTGTACCACCTGACAAAGTAGTATCCATAGCAGTAGCTACGCTTGTATTAACAACAAAAGTGAAGTCAGCAATCGTTACAGTTTTAATTTCACTTCTTGGGTTTGTTGTATTTAAGTATGTAGTTCCGTCAGGTGTTTCTACAGTTTTTTCATTACCTTGTAGGTCATAAACTTTTACACTTCCATTACTGAAAATGGCTACATACTGTTCATTTACATCTCTATTAATAGTTTGAATATGAACATTTCCTAGACTTTGAGTACTTAAATTAGTAACGTGCTGTATGCCTGATCTTTTTATAAGACCAACTACAGGGTTACTATCTGCATTGTCTTGTATGTCTGCGTGGTCTGCTTGCTTAGATGAATCAGAAGCTTGTGAAACTCCCCTCAATAAAGTTGGAATAGCTCTTGATACAATTCCCATAATTACCTATTAAGTACATCAGCAGGAGTAAAGGTATCAATAGCATTATTTAAGTTAGGGTCGCCTGTAAGAACATTATGATCTGCATTTGATAAATCTGTTTCCATTAATATTGATCTAGCTCTAGCTTCATCTTGCCCTGTATAAGTCCTTAAACCATCATCTCCAATTAATCTATCTACAAATATTCTTGCAGCTTTTATATTCATATAACGTCTAGCAGGTTCAGGCAGTTCTACAAAATCTCTAAAGTAAGTAACATGACAAGTTAAATCATTATCAAATTTAAAAGTATTATTTTTTCGATCATATAATTTAAGACCTCTTTGAATTACATCAATAGTCGGGTGGTCAAAAATATTAGTATCTATTTTTAAAATATTATTTGCAATAGTAATTTCATTTTTACTATCTCTAGTTAACACAACATTAAATTCTTGATTGAATGACCAACCTTCAGATTGGACTTCTTTATTAACTTCAAGCAAAGTTGATTGTGCAGTTCTTGCATCTACAGGGAGCAGCCCTGTCAATTTATTTATTGGTGCTTCGCCTATTGCAGCGAGCATAATGTTTACACATTCCAATTCAGTGCTTGCAGCTACAGCCATTTTTCTTTACTTTTTTTTTGACATTTTTAATGCCATGAGTTTGTTTTTAAGAGCAGACTTTTTTTTGTCGTCTTTCTTTTTCTTAGGTCTTCCAACCTTAGAACCATACGTTCCCTTACCTGCGGGCATAAAAAAAAGGGGTATCTAATAATAGAATACCCCATTTTAGGAATTTAGGTAGATTATGTAGCAGACAATTTAATTGTTGCTGCACACTCTGGTCTTAGGATTCCATGCCCAAGTGCGTACTTCGCTAAAAGTAGGGTTGATTGATACATAATCCCGTAGTCCTGACCTGAGATTTCAGTTGTCATGTCCTGTAATTTTACAGTTCCAACTGCGGATTTATGGAATACCAACCCTAGCGTCTTACTATCATCTCCGTTGTAAGCATTGTTTGTACCACTTGGAGAAGAAGCTACGTTAGATTGAGGTACGTTGTTGCTCATCATTACAGGAATACCTGCAACCATTGATACACGACCTGCTGCTACTGAACCATTACCCTGTGGGTTAAAGTCAGTATCTATAATCCTAGTCGCTGACTCAGGAATTTTATAGTATTCAGCAGGTGGCAACACACAGAATCTATCTGTAGGAGGAATGTCTCTAGAGTCAAACTCTTGAGCTATATCATAGATAGCTGCAACCAGTTCATCTCCTGTGACGTTGGCTGAAGTTGTATTACCAGTAGGTAGTGTTAGAACAAGTCCACCATTACCACCTGTCAATGTAGCACTAGCCCTTGAAGCGTTTGCAATTACCTTGGCTACGTTTTGATCGTATGCCTTTGCTAAAGCCTTTCCAAGCTCGGCAGAATAAATTGACCTCACATCATAGTGATTCTTCAATTCATCTAATTTTGCCACTACTGCTTGAGAGATCAACATATCATCTATGTTAATAATCTTCTCATTAGCCTTGATTTGGTTCGCCCCCACTAGAGGTTCTCCAATTACATGATAGGCAGCACTAGCGGTGCCTAAAACGGGGAAGCTTGCCGATTTGCCTGATGCTATAGAACGAACAGTGTGTAATTTGTCATCAAAAATATTGTTTTGACCAAATGCTGTTAGCACCTCGCCAGAAAATACCTTGAGAAATAACTCGTCAAAGTTTGTACCTGTTGCGTTCTTCAAGCCCAGACGAGATACAGTTGCGTTAGCCATCTGTTTGTCTGTTGTTGAGAATTAATTTGTACTTACTCTGTCTTACTATCTTTTCTCAAAAGCGTTATCTGACGTATCAGGCACTTTGATGTGTAGATGAAAGTCCAGAAACTAGCAACGCCACTTGCGAAGTGCAAGAGCCTTTCTAGTTGGCCTACCTTTACTGTCTTTCATAGCTCCTTTGACACCTTTCATTCTTGCACAAAAAGATTTTCTTCTACCTTTTTCACGTTTTGAAAGTCCACTTTTTTTAGTGACAGGTCGTTGCAACTTAGAACCTGTAGCAGCGTTGATTCTTCTTCTCCCACTTTCCGATAATCCTCCTGTTGGATTCTTGTCAGATTTTCTAAGAGATAAAGATTTTCTGCGTGGAGACATGAACTACGGATTAGTAGCTTATATAAAATATAACAGCTATGCAGTTCTTTGTCGTCTTTTATGATTGTAATTTATTCTTTTACCGCTAGTTTTTGATCTTTTAAATTTAAGTTTTTCTCTATTAGACATTTCTTTTGTAGTCTTTGGTGTCTTACTACTTACTCTTTTTGAAGGTCTGCAAGCAGGATAAGGTCGGCCATCTCCTTTTTTTCTGCCACACTTCTTGCCTGTTTTGACATCAACCCATTTCTCTTTAAACCATCTATCAAGACTCATTAGGCTTTGGTGTATCCTCCACCTGCTGCTTTATATTCTCTAACAACTTGACCACTTGCATAAGCAGAAGGCCACTTCTTGACTCTTGCTTTAACTTTAGCTTTGATTCTTGCATAAAGTTCTGGTTTAGTTGGTTTGTTAGCCATTAGACTACTTCAGTATTTTCCATACGCTTATAAACACTTAGAGTATATGCTTCATCTTTTCCGTATCTAGGGTCGCCCATAGCAGTTTTAATCTCTGCTTGTGTCTTAAACGGAGTTATTGCCTGTGGACTTCTACCATTTATAAGTGTTGGTTCAAATCCTTCAGCAGCCCTCATCTGTGCAGCAAAACCCTGAACTGCAATCTTAATCATAGTAGGGTCTTGAGTATCTAATATTTTGTCAAATGCTGCTAGTGTTTCATCAGGAACATTATTTTGTGTCCACTCTCTAAGCTCGTTATATCCGTCTTCTCCACCTACAACACTCTGTATATCTTCTAATTGAGATTGTTGTATCTCTTCTGCAACTGCTGTTCCACCTCTTAGACCATTTAAATAAGTATCAATGATTTGTTTAGAAAAACCTGCTTCAGCAAGTTTTGCATAATCATCTTCTCTTATGTTTCCTGTATCTTCAAAGACTTTTGTTATTTCTTGAGTATCTATTCCAACTTCTTCTAATACGGAAGCAAGACCATCTCCATAAATTTCAGTAGGATTCCACTCATTATCAGGTGCTTCTGCTTCTGCTTCTTCAGTTGGTTTCTCAGTTTGAGTTTGTTCTACTGCTCCTAACTTACCTTCTAACTCTTTGTAGCTGTTTACCATATCAGCAGCAGTTTTAAATTTACCTGCAATAAGACCTGATTCATCTCTAAGAGCTTCTATATCATCTGCTGACATAGGAGGTGTTTCAAAAGATTGTACTTGTGATGATGTCATAGTAGTTTTTTGCTTTAACTATAGTGGATAGTTGAACCATGTCTAGTAAGTTTGTCTCCTGACTTCTCAGGTATAGGAGTTTCTTCTGAAGCTCCAAGCCTACTTACTACAGCTTTTTCAGGAGCAGTATATCTCCCATTTTTATCTCTAGGTTTACTAGATTTGGCCTTCTTGGTTGGCATTTGCAGTTACCTCTTGATTAATTAATCCTGCTTCAGCTTGTTTCTTGGGGTCAAGTAACGGAGAACCTACAGCAGCACTTCCAAGACTTCTAATAAGTTCTTGTTGTTGCATTTGCTGTTGTTCAGCAGCGATTTCTTCTTCTGATTTTACCAAATTCTCAGTTTCAATGCCAATACTGGTAGCTAGACGCTTAATAGCTTCGTCAAGATTAACGTATTGTCTCATGACATCAGCCCCTAAAGCCTGTGCCATCACTGTAATAAACTCAAGTAGCTTTTCTTTGTCTTGTCCTCTACCAAGACCTTGTAATCCTGTAACTATTGAGATACCAACTATGTCGTCAGGTAGCTTGGGGACTCTACCTGACTTAACAAGTAGGTGCATACGTCTTCTTAAATAGGGTAGCTGTAGTTCTGAACTCAGGATAGAGTAAATTCCTCCAAGTGTTGATTCTAATTCTTGTGTTAATATTTTTAGCTCTGTACTTGTAACCCTTTCAGCGTCACGTTGTACTGCTTTAGCCATAAGAAAAGCGTATTGTAATCTTTGTTCTATTCTTTGTATTGCTTGAAAAGAAACCTGCAAGTCCTGTCCTTTACCTACCTGCATAACTGATATGTCTTGTGCATTACCTTCTCTTATGGCTCCGTTAGGTGCTTTAGCTAGAGTACTAGCTCTGGTTGTACCATTTGGATTTACAAGAAAAACTGTACGAGCAGACGCAGCAGCGTTCTCGATTATTGCTTTCATCAATCCTTCAAGAGAAATCAAATCCCCTCGATACTCTTCAACGTATCCCCTTCCGTAACTTTCTCCACTTAATCTTGTAAACCTTAGATTTATAAAAGGAGATACATCTTTCTTTGCTCTACCCTCTGTGTTTGGTATGATTTCGTTTTTACATTCTTGATGATAATTAAAATAATCTCCATCTCTTTTAACGTGTGTGTAAATATCTAATTCTTCTTCAAGTGTTTTTTCTGTGTACTCTGCTTTTTGTTTTATGTTTTCAAGGAAAGCAGGAGGTAAAGCTTTAGCACTTATAGTTTCTTTGATAATAATTTCTATGGTATTGCCAGTAGCATCACGTTTACAGACATATTTTTCTAAAGGATATACTTGTAATCCTTCTTCAGTTAAATACAGTAAAACATTTCCACCAACTACTAAATGTTTTAAAGCTTCAAACATAGCAACTCTATCTGTAGAAACTTCAATCTCTCTCATTAGAGCATTTTCTACCTTACGCAAAGCTTTATCTATTTCAGTTATCGCTTCTGCTCCTGCTTCTTCTTGAGCTATTTTTATTTTATCTAAAACTAATTTAAAAAATGGTACGTTTGTAGGAAACAAACCTGTCAAGAGTTTTGCAGCAAGACTATTAGTACCTGCTGCTCCAATCCCTTGATAGTTTGTTTTGATCTTAGTCCTTCTAGAACCACTACCTGCTGCGGTTTCAGGTATCAAATATGGCAGTGTGTATTTACTAGACTCCTGCCCTTCTCTAAGGTAAGAAGATCGTTCAGTAGCATACTGCTCATACAGTGACGCTGCTGTACCTACAGGAGATTCATATTCCATATTGTTTTAGATAGGTGTGTTTAAGTTACCGCTTCTGGTAGTCTCTTTTTTACCTAGTAAAGGTATTCTTAATGATGCTGTACCTTTTCTACCTGCATCTCTTGCAGCAGTTCTACCCATCTTCTGACCTTTCTTTTTAACTGTAGTTCTTTGCTGTCCAGTAACAACTTGTTCTGCTGTCTTTTCGCCTTTAGGTGCTGTAGGCTCTGGGTCTGGTAGTGGTGGGGGAGGTGGTGGGGCTGAGAAAACGCACATAGTTTTTAATAAATAGATTTCGTGTTATAGGGAGAAGACATCTTACCCATACCAGACTTCCTTCTAGTATCAGTTTCAGGATTAAGACCTGCTATCCTGACGTTTGATAAATCAGGGTCGCCTTTTTTAATCTTAATACCTTTCTCTTTCTTCTTCCTTCTAAGTTTTAACTGATCTGTAATTTTCTTAGTATCAAATGGATTTTCAACATCTTCCTGTTTACCTGTAACAACAGGAGGTGCATCTTCAAACTCAGCTTTCTTGGGTTTTTCAGGTGCTTTAGGTTTAGAGCCGAAACACATAGTACTAATCTAAAACTTGTTCAGTTAACATAGTTTCACGTTGTCTCTTTTGTTGCTCGATTAAGTAATCAACAACAAACCTTTGCCCTGCCCGATACCAAACCTCTTTATCAGAAAATGACAGTTCAGGTTGGCGGTTAGGAAAGACCTTATCTAATCCTTGTATCAAGTCATCAGTGATTTGTGGTAACTTAACTGCCAAGAATAAGATTGAAACTATTAACATAGTAACTCTTAATCTGAAAATATAAATACTTTTGTATAGATTTCATGCTACAATTTAATCAATGGGGGTGGTTTCCCATTGGTAAAGCAAATAAAAAAGCTCTAGGTTTTTGACCTCTCCTGTCGTTTTTCCTAGAGTTTTTTTTATGGATTCCAAAGTTTTACTTCGCCAGTGCTGTAGTTATAATCCCCTTCTCTAAGTATTCTTGTAAGTCTTGCATTAAGTATGGCATCAGCTAACGAATAGCCTTTCTTTGTATATGTCTCAGCAACTTTAGACCATAGTGCATCTTGTGTATCAGGAGTGTTTGCAAGTAACTTGTTTGCACTTACCATACCCAAGCCCTTGACTCCTATGATTCCGTCTGTGGCATCTCCTGCTATAGACATTTCAAACCAGTGTCGCATAGCTTTTTTCTCTGTGATATGTTCTACCTCTTCAGCAGCTATCAACATACAGGGAATAGTTCTCATGTCTTTATCAACTGAAACTACAACTGGATTCTCATACTGACCATTAGTAGCTAGTAATCCTAGAACGTCATCTCCTTCTAAGTTGGGATACGATACACATTCAAAGTCTTGCTTTAGTAAATCAATAGTATGTTTCATAGCAAGTGGTTTTCTTTTTCCTATCCTATGGATTTTGTATTCAGGAAATATGTCATGCCTAAATGTTGGGTACTCAGAAAAACACATGACCACATCATGATTAACTTTAGGCTGCTGTGCTTTAGCTATAGTCTTATATACTTCTAGTCTTGCTTCAATGATAGACAAGCAATCCTTTGCATTAGAGTGCAAGGTATGATTCCAAGTATCCCATTGTATTTCTACTTCTCCTGCACAACAGGAAGAAAAGACTAGCCAATCTGCATCAATAAGTAAAGTCATAAATCTCCGAATGTGTTTTCATAAACTATTAACCGACCTGTCTTCTGGTCATACAATAACTTATCTACTTCTCCTGTCATACCTGTATGTCTTGACTTAAGTATCTTTAGCTGTAGCCTTTGTCTTTCACTAGCTTCGCCTACCTGATTTCTTGATGCACCTAATACGACATCACTTAGTTGAAGTAGTCCAGAACTCCCCTTCAAATCTGAAGTATCAATCTCTCTACCCGACTCATGTGATTGTCCTTGCGGTCTGCGTAGATGACTAACAAGTATCAAAGCTATGCCAGTTGATTCGCATAGACTTCTAAGCTTAGTCATTGTCACATCAATAGCACGTCTTTCATTCTCCAATTCAAGACCTGAAGTAACTATAGTTATATGATCTAGTATTACTATCTGAACCCCATCAACAGTTGCTAAGTATCTGATCTGCTCAAGCAATACATCAGGGTCAAGACTACCAAAGTGATTATATAAATATAAGTTACGAGAAGATGTCAGCTTATCAAATGAACTCTTCACTTCATCAGGGTCAATATCATCTTCGAGGTGTAGCGGTACATTCATATCAATACCAACTAATCCCTGTAAAGTTCTTTGTACTGATTCTTCTAATCCTATGTAACCAAGCTTTAGATTCTTGGTTAAGAAATGATATGCAAGTTCTCTGCATATCGTGGACTTACCTGCTCCACTTCCACTAGCAACTGTGAACAGTTGGCTAGGAAACAAACCTCTTGTAAAGTCATTTAGTTTTGGAAATGGAAAGTCTGATATTGGTTTACTTGTTTCTTTAATAAACAAATCCCATGCGTCTGCTCCATTAATTAAACTGTCTGGTCTAACTGGTCTAGCTTTCCATAACTTTTGTCTTACTATCTCTCCTTCATTCAATACCAGATGATCGTTCACGTCATTACGATCAAGCTTTGCTATTGCTACTTTGCCTTTGGGTAAAACTTCCAAGCATTTCTCTGCTGCTCTGTTACCTGCTTCATCATTATCAAAGCATAGAACTATACGACAATAAGTATCTAACCATTTGTAGTTAGCTGCTAGATACTTGGCTGCTGATTGTACACCTGACGGAATAGATACACAGGGAAACTTATTACCCTGTATCTGACTAGCACTCATGCAATCAATCTCTCCTTCGCAAACAGTTACAAAGACGGAACCATTACCGCCATGCTGACGCCATAAATGTTGACCCCAAAGCTGTACTTCTTTTATATCTCCTATCCAAGAAAATTTTTTGTCAGGAAATCTAACGTGTTGTGCTACATCATTACCCTTTTGATCTTTGTATGTAGCTACTTGAACAGGCATACCTTTAAACTCAGCCTGTCCATAACCAAATAGTTCGCAAGTCTCTTTAGTGATTCCACGTTTGGATAATGCTATGGGTGTTACCTTCAATAGCTTTGGACTTGTTTTAAATAGTGGTGTCACTTTGTCTATCATTTTCTTTGAGTAAGCAGACGATAAATTTTTCTTGTTTGGATAGTAAGTGTATCCGCAATCCATAGTGAAACAATGCTTATGTCCATCACTAAAGACCGCACAGTTTTTCTTGCCACACTCAGGGCAAACTTCTTTAACTTTGTAGCTTGAGCTAGGCATCTGGATATTTAACGTGTTGGTACTGAGCTAGTCGATATTCAAAATGATGTGTAGTTCCATTGGGATAAGTAAATGGATTATTTTTTTCAAGTTGATTTAGCAAGAAAATTAAATCAGAAATGCGGTGGCTTATCTGGTGCTTGCGATCATCTATGTGGTTACTTGTCATACCAATCTTCTGGAATAAATTTGTCGCAGTATTGAAACCCATGTCTCGTACACCAATCGGCATACGAGATAGAGTTCTTGGCTTTGGATAGTTTGGTTCTGCTATTTTGAAAACAGAACC